GTGGTCTGAAAGTTTACGGCTCTAAGGTCGTTACTCCAGACGCGCTTGTAGTTGGTAAGTGGAACTAAGGTAGACCAATAATCGGGGGAGGGAAACCTCCCCCTTTTTGGCGAGACACTTATGAAAAAAACTAACACGAAGAAAGACGAAGTATTCCTTCAAGCCAAAGAGGACTTTGGTGTAAAGCTGGATCGAAGGTTGACGCTCGCGCAGCTGGAAGAGCAGGTGCAACAGCTAGCTAAGAACAAGGCGAACCCGCAGCCAGTTGAGAAAGAACTCGTCCCCAAGCGGGTTAAAAATGTAATTACCGGAAATGAGTTTGAGTACAACCCGATATTCAAAAACAACCCCGATTTGCAAGTAATTGAGTGGGAGACAGACAATGGCTGACACAAAAGTAGTAGATATTTTAGATCGGGCTGGGATTATCTTGCAGGATAATACGAATGTCCGGTTTCCAAACTCAGAGCTTTTAAAGTTCTTTAACGACGCTCAAAAAGAAGTTGTGCTGCACCGCCCAGACGCAAAGATGGTAAACACCACCTATAACTGCGTCGATGGCAGTAAGCAGACTCTTCCAAGCGCGGCGTTAAGGTTAATTGAAATAGTACGAAACGTGGGCGGTCGCGCCGTTACTCAGGTACAGAGACGCATCCTAGATGAGACTTTACCTAACTGGCACGAGACGACAGCTGGCACGAACAAGATTGAGCACTTTGTTTATGACCCAGCTGACCCCAAGAACTTTTATGTTTACCCTAAAGGCGCTGCTGGCACGCACAGTCTAGAGATCGTGTATTCCTCAGCCCCTACAGAGATATCGATATCTAATTTCGAAACAGATACAACTACAATTAGCCTAGACGATGTTTACGCTAACTGTATCTTAGATTACATCCTGTATCGGTCGTACCAAAAAGACTCTGAGTTTGCTGGTAACGCGCAGCGAGCAATGATGCACTATCAGAGCTTTGCTAACGCGTTAGGCGTAAAAACGCAGGCTGACGGCGCAACAACCCCAATGCCAGCTTCAGTTAGCGCGGTTGGTGCTGCCTAATGAAGTATTCTGATTTTTCTCTGTACGTGCGCCCTGAAGCGCAAGGTGCTCCAGACTTTCTTATAGAGCGCTCGGTACGTGACTCGGCAATTGATTTTTGTTCAAGAACAGATATCTATATTCCTGAGCCTGAGTTCATCACCATTATTGCAGGTGTAAATGAGTACGCAGTATCGCTGCCATCTGGCACGGAGTTAAATCACATACTTGATATATTCAACGACAAAGCAGCGTTGAACCCTATAAGCTACAGCCAGTTGCTGCTTCGGCTGGGCGATGAAAATACTCGGGGAACCCCCGCTTATTACGCCCAAAGAGACAACGCTGACTTCTATCTAGCCCCTATCCCCGCAGCTGCTGATTCGTTCAGGGTTCTGTATTCAGTTAAGCCAACATCCTCTAGCTCAAGCATTCCAGACAGCGTAGGTAAGGAGCACAGAGAAACTATCGCTCACGGCGCTTTGTATCGCTTGCAGATGATGTCTGGACAACCTTGGTCTAATCCTAGTGCAGCAGGCGTTAACCAGCAGCTCTTCGAGAGGGGTGTGGGCAAAGTTATCCGACAAGTGAAGTACGGGTTCAGTGGTGGCTCGTTGACTTGTAAACCGAGGGCATTTATCTAATGGCATATCTTACGACCATCGATCTTGTTCAGGGGGACCAGCTTCCTGAGATCGAGATGACTCTTAAAGACAGTAACTCCGCAGCGGCTGGCGCAGTACTTGACTCTGATGATGCAAATACGTTTGCTCCGCTCGACCTTACGGGAGGCTCTGTAAGGATGCGCGTAAGGACTGTTGGGCAGACAGGTCTGATTGACACCTTGCTTGGAACCCTCACAGCTCCCACAGAGGGTAAAGTAACTTTTGTGTTCGATAGCGATACGCTTGACACAACAGGTATTCTGGAAGGTGAGGTCGAGTTCACAGACTCAAACGGTCGAACTCAAACTGTAATCGATTTAATAAAATTTAAAGTACGATCACAGTTCGGTTAACAGCCGATGGCTATACATGCTTCCGTAAAGTATCGATCCTTAAGGGCTGGTGTTACACACAGGAAGCTCCAATTAGACGCATCCATCCAGAAGACATCTGCTGTCGTTGTACAGCAGAACGTCGTTGCATCAATAACAAGCAGGAAAGTTGCAGCAGAAATCATCTTTGCCAAGCTAACCGCTGTCACTAATTGGCAAAACCTTTATCTTCATGATGTTCATGTAAACGCTGAAAGAACTATATACCTACTAGATGATGCGTATGCGTTCTTAGATTCAACTGTATTTGCTGTAGATAAAGGGCTTAACGATAGCTTTGGCTTCTCTTCTGAGCCTGCATTTACTGTAGGCAAACAGCTGTCAGACACCGCGCCCCTTTCTGACTTTGCAAGGTTGCACCCTGAGAAAGTTGCTACTGATGATTTTAACTTTCTTGACAGCGCAACTGTTGATGCGAGTCTAGCTAAGTTTGACAGTTTTGGTTTTACTGAAAACGTACACAAGCTGCTTACGTTTATACGTCAGTTCAGCAGCCCAGTAGGCATTACAGAGTCTATATCTTTAGAGGCTAATAAAGCGCGGAGCGATAGCTTTGGCTTTACAGATTCTGCGGTAAAACACCCAAACAAAGGTGTGGTCGATTCTACCGCCTTTACGGACACACAGTCTTTTGAGGTCAATTCACTGGCTCAGTCTGGTTTGGCGTTTTTTGATCAGCTCGTCGTTACAAGGCAGCCTTACAACTTTGTATTCACGCAAAACGGAAACGTCGTTAGCGTGACGGGGCAGCCAGAGGATTCGCTTGCGTTTTCTGATGTTATTGACGCCTTCGCTGTATCCAAGAATTTGCAAGACTACTTTGCACTGGATGATTTTGCACAAATAAACAAAGACGTTGGAGGTGTTAAGACCAACGTATTTGGGTTAACCGAGCACTTAGAGTCTAGTGTTGGCAAGGTTATCGATAACGACCTTTTCAGCTTTACTGATCAACCGTCAATGTTTTCAGTAAAAGCTGTGGCGGACACGCTGGAGATATCAGAGGCGCTGGGCTTCCACTCGTCGCGGCTATCTACAGATGAAGCCACCTTGAGTGACGTGGCAATAATGTCTACTAGCAAGGTTAAGGCTGACAGCTTAAGTATGACCGATACGGCAGCTTCGGGTGTCGGCAAAGCCATTGAAAATCAATTATTTAGCTTGACCGATGAAGCATTATTTGCTTTGTCAAAACCTGTTGCAGACTCTATAATGGTAGAAGATTTGTTGACTTCTCATGCGTCGAAGTCAGCTACAGATACAACCACGCTAAATGACGCAGCGACACTGTCTTCATGGATCGGAAAATCTGACAGTACAACTATTGTCGATTCTCTTGATGTTGAGCATGTAATAACTGGTGCCCTCCTTAATCAAGCATTGATCGGCAATATTATATTGAATGCTGATTAATCTGGAGACATACCATGATCGTTGATCATCTAAAGTTAAAGGGGCATCTCACTGTTAACTTAATAGCAGAAGACGGCTCTATCAAAGAAACACAATCAATACCTAACCTAGTAGTAACTACCGGCAAGGTCTTCGTCGCAGCTCGTATGGCTGGAACGTCTGCTAATGTCATGAGTCATATGGCTATCGGCACGTCCAACACTGCGGCAGCGTCTGGAGATACCACTCTTGGTTCAGAAGTTGCCCGAGTAGCGCTTACTAGCACTACTGCCAACTCGAATGACGTAACTTACGTGGCGACCTTCCCAGCTAATACGCCATCGTCTGCTGCTGGTGTAGTTGAGGCTGCTATCCTCAATGCTAGCTCCAACGGAACAATGCTTTGCAGGACGGTTTTCAGCGTCATCAACAAAGCCCCTACAGATAGCCTCAGCATCACTTGGGTAGTTTCAGCTAGCTAGGAGCCATAAATGGCGATTCAGTTCTCGAACCTAGCTAGCACTACGCTGGCTAGTGGCGTTTCCTCTACGGCAACGTCTATTAGTGTTACCAGCGCATCTTCATTCCCTTCCTTGGGGAGTGGAGATTACTTCTATGCGACTTTGGGGGCTGGGTCTGGTTCGGAAATCGTCAAGGTTACTGGGATATCGGGCACCACATTTACTGTGGTCCGTGGTCAGGATGACACCACAGCTGTCAGTCATTCGGCTGGAGTTGATGTAGCACTAAGGGTTACGGCTGGCGCCTTGGAGGATTTAAGAGACGGTGGGCAAGTTTACACGGCAGGCTCTGGTATTAGCCTATCTGGAAATGAGTTTAGCCTGACGGATAAGTCTAACTACGACACAGCTTATGGTTGGGGCGATCACTCTCAAGCAGGCTATCTAACAAGTTATACCGATACCAACACTACATATTCTGCTGGTACTGGCATCACTCTTACTGGCACTACGTTCAGCCTTACCGATACCAACTCTAAGCTGAACCTGTCTGGCGGTACATTAACGGGCAACCTCAACTTCGGAGACAATGACAAGGCTATCTTCGGTGCAGGGTC